GTAGTATCAATTGACATGTCACCTACTATATAGTCTTCTTGAATGATGTAATTTGCATCACCTGTATCAGCAGAATTCTCAAGAAGAATACTTTCACCAATTGATGCTTCATCATTTTCGTGAACAACCACATCATCGTCTTCCATTAACAACGTGTCTGTATTTGATAAGTCAGTAAAAAATTCAAGAGCAATACTTTCGTTGTAAGCAGTGGTTGCTTCAAGTGTAACTTGATGTTGTAAAGCATCACCTGTAAGAGCATCTTCAATTGCATCAATATCTGCAATACCTGTATCGATAACTTCGCTTGAGTATTCAAACTGTTTGCATCTTAATTTGTAAACAGGGTTGTTATCTAATTGATGAAAGGGTTCATCATGGTCTACAAAAGAAATTTCAAATACTTTACTTAAAATTGGATGAAATATTAAATCACCTTCTTTTGGTCGATTAGCATATGTACTAGTTGATGCAGCCTCACCTCTTAAATATCCACTATCAAAAGATGCTGATAATATATTAGTTGTTGTTGATGTAATTGTACCAGATTCTAAAAGTATTGAACCTTCAGTTGTATTTGTTGCAGTTTCTAAATCCATTTGATTAGCAACGTCATCAAACCTTGTTCTACTTACAACAAATGTAATTTCGTTTCTATTTTCTAAACCAAATTGTTGAATTAATTCTTTCTCACCTTGATATCCACCATCTGCATCTTCAACATACATTTCAATAGTTTGTGATTTATTAAATTCTGATAAAGAATCTTCACCAAAAATATTATCTCTAGCTGTTAATGTTCTATCGATGTAATTAACATCATGACCATGAATCTGAATTGCTTCTTTAACTAAATTAGCATATAGATTTTGTTCGGCCTTAGTTGCCGATTGACCTGATGTTTTAAATGCACTGTTAACAGCCATTATTTCTATCCCTTAATTATCATATCAGGATATTGTAAGTTTTCAATATATGTCTCTAGTTTTTCTATTTCTTCTTGAGCCTGACTGAATATTTGTTCGCCATTCATTGTTACTCCACCAAGTAAAGTAACGTTTTGAAACTTTGATAAGTTCATACCCCATTGTTTTTTAATTAACGCCGAAGCATATCTTTTTAAATGCATGTTATTATAGATATCGGTATATGTATCTGGGTCTAGTTGTCTGTAACATTCAATGATAAGATAATCATCAACGTTAACATCGCCAGTCCAATCCATATCTAGATATAATCTTCCTTGATGTTCTGTAAATCTAATAGGTTTTTCACCAACTAATATGTGTGATAAATAATCAAGGTGTTGCATTGTCATTTCATAATGAACAATACTTGTTGAAGAAAAATCATACAAATCATTTAATCTTAATTGATAACGAATATCAAACATATTGTTTGTAGCCGCATTGTCAAATGAAAAAATGCTTAGTACAGAAACTATACTTGATGGCATAGGAATATAATTTCTTCCCTCTTCAAAAGTCGCTGTTACTGTGTTGTCTGCTCTATCAGTTGCAGTAGTGGTATCATTACTTAAAGCTCTTGTTCTATCTGCTTCTGTAATTTTATATTTAAGATACATCTTTTCAACACTATCATAATAGTAGTGAGCAAAGTATTGTATCGCTTCGTCTATTCTATCGTCAACTTGGTCGTCACTGACATTAATATCAATTACTCCAAAACCTAAGTTTCTTAAACAATAATTTTTGAATGTTGTCTTTGAATTTGGTGTTGCCATGTATTTTCCCTTTTAAGTATTTATCTAAATTGCGTTTTGGTACCCATCCCAAATCCAATATATCTGTTATATCTGCCGTATTATCTTGTCTTTCACCCACAAAACCAGATTCTAAGGGTATATTATGTAAGTATTTATCAACTAGCTCATTGACCTTTCTGCCTTTACCACTTGCAATTTCATAATTATGCTGTGACCATTCTGCGTAAAAGTCCTTACGATAGATGAATAATTTAATTGCATCTACGATATCTAATACATGTATAAAGTCTCTTGTATGCTCAGTCTTATACGCTAATGTACCATCAATCATTTTTTGAGTTAACATTGTAGGTCTACACCCTGGTCCAAAAACGTTTGTAAATCTTAATCCAATATGTTTACCTGTTGCCTTTGCCACAGATTCCATTGCCTTTTTTGAACCTGCATAAGGATTATTATACCATTCGTGTACATTTGAAGATGAAGCATAAACACATGGAATTTCAAGTTTTCCACATAATTGAAACAAGTTAATAGACCAATCTACATTTGTTTCATACCATTTATCTGGGTCATCCATTGATTTACGAACATCTGCTAATGCAGCCAGATGAACTACTCTATCAAATTGTGATAAGTAATCTTCTTTTATATTTTTAAAATTAAGGGGTGCTGGATTTCCCTCAAATGTTCTCAATAAATCCCACTCTGAAACTGAATGTTTATCTTTTTTTAATTCTCTTACTACATGTGAACCGATAAATCCACTTGAACCTGTAACCAATATTTTCATTGACAATACTCCATATATATGATACTAATACATACTATACAGATTTAGGTGATTAATGTCAAGGGCAATTTTTAGTTTATATATTGAAATACCAGACGAGGAACTCGATTTCTTCGATAAGGATATTATTAGAAAGGGTAAAACGCCAACTAATATTCATACCAAACAACAATTTCAAAAACACTATCAAAGACTAATAGATAACAAAAAACGCTATGCAGAGGCACTTGGTGTTAAGTTCTTTATGTATGAATATTCAACAGACTTCAAAGAGTATGCAAAACACTTTAAAGAGAATTATCCGTTTATCACAATGTATAACATTGTTAACAAATACAAGTTAGCATTAATGGAAAAACTTGTCAATAAGTACGATGAAGTTCTTTATCTAGACTTTGATGCTATACCTGTAACAAATGAAAACTTTTTTGATGTGTGGGATTTATCTAAAGGTATTGCAATTTTACATAACAATGATAAGATACGACCTACACATTATCATCTAGATGAAATTAAAGGTTCTATTCGTTCACCATCAGCAAAATACTTTAACGCAATGGCAATGTTAGAGGAAAATGGTTTGTCACCACAATGCGATGTAGTTAATACAGGCATCATTGGTTGTAATAAAGAACATTGGAATAAACTTAATTACTTTTCAGATTTAGATAAGTCATTTGAATTGATGCACTATTTAAGAAGTGATGAATATAAAAAGGATTCTATGTATCCAATAAATATAACGAATACATTTGGATATGATAACGAAACAATTTTCTCATATAAATTAAAAAAACAAAATGTGCCTGTTCAATGGTTAAATCACCAATGGCATTATTTTTATGATTATGAAATGCATATACCTAAAGAAACAAAGATAGTACACGCTATCAATAAGGAGTTTGATTATGTCTGGCGATATGAAAAAAAGATTAATTTTTAGTATGTACACAACATCTATTAATTTAGATGAAAGAAGTAATTCTGCAAGAATTGGTGGTGCTGGAAATATGTTTGAAAAACATTTTGAAAGACTTGTACAGGGTCACAAAGCATTAGCAGAAATGTGGGATGCTGATTATATTTTAGATAGACCTAGTCAAACCGATTCTGTTAAAGAATTCGATAAACTTACAATGTGGAAACTTTTTAAATTAGAAGAGTATGTTGAACAATACGAACAAGTTCTATATCTTGATTTGGATGTTATTCCTAATCTAAAAAATATAAAGAAGAATATGTTTGAAGAGTTTGATTTTACAAAAATTGTTTCGGGGTGTAATGACACACATGATTTAGCATTATTTAAAAATGTTCATGAAATGAGAGATAAAGATAATTGGTATAAATCTCTTGACAAGTATCATTGGTCAGTCAAAACAAAAATGTTTCATCATATGTTACTATCACAATTAATTGAACCTAAGTTCTATCGTATGATTAATACTGGTATATGGGGTGGAAGTAAAACTGCTACTAATAAATTAAAATTTAGTAAAAGATTTGATGAATGTAAAGAAGTCCTTGACGAAATCAAAGACATGGATAATCGATACTTCTACAATAACGAAGTTTTTATTTCTTACATTTTGGAAAAATACAAACTAGAAGATAACTTTGATTTAGTACCAGACCACTGGCATCGTTTCTTTCTTAATGACAGTAGTTATGATTCATGCAAAACAGCATGTCTTATACATGTTATGAACAAAGACTTTGAGGGTGTCTTTAAAGCTATAGATTCTTAATATCTAAAAGAGTTTGTAAAATTTCAACGGGGTCTTTTGCTTTTCTTAATTTAGATTTCAATTCTCTATCTTCACAATTTTTAACAACATCTAGTTCAAAGGCTGCAAGTTTAACAATAAACAAATCTTCTTTTTGTTTCTCTGCGTTAAACTCTTCAAAGAAAAGTTTTAAACCATAGGAATAAAATTTTGTATCTACTTTAGATGATTGAGTTTCACTATCATAATACGCAATAGGGTCAATTAATAAACCCATTTCTTTTCCAACACGAACAGCATACTCTTTAAAATGTCTTTCTTCTCGTTTAATTCTTTTGTATGTGTTTTCGTGCATCGTGTCTAAATCAGTAAGTGTCAAAAGTTTTTGTGTGTACTTATCATCCTCATTCCAATTAAAGTTAATTTCAGTTTCTTTACCAGTTTCTTCTATTGTGTAATAAACTCTTACATGAGTTCTTTCATCATTGGTAAACTCAGCACGAATAAAATTATCTTTTTGCCAAAGACAAAAAATTGTATCTTTATCATCTGTCCAATGAACAGGTTCTAAATATTCTGACATAGGTGTCTGGTCTGTTGCTGGAAGTGGTTTAGTATCTAGGGGAATGTTTTTTAGTTCAGTCATAATATAATCTCCAAAAATTATTTAATAGTTAAGAACGAAGTGCCTTAAAGGTAAAAGTTGAAATAGTTGCAGCAGAACCGTTAGGAAATTTCTGTGAACGATAATCATCACCGCCAACAAATCTATTTGTTTCTGTACCTGAACCATCAAGTTTTGTATCAGTCATTGCCGTTCCTTTTGCAACACCTGAACCATTTATATTGTAATCAATATTATGGTCTGCAGCTACAGCATCATCAACTGCTAGTTTTCTAGTGTAGTTTTGTAGTAACGCTTCGATGTCTGCTTCTGCAAATTGATTTAAGTTTTTATTTGTATTATCGATAAACAACAATGTTCTCGCAGGTGTGTTATCAACACCATCTCTTTTAAAAAGAAAGAAGCTGTTTATTATTTCATTGTGTGTTTGAGCAGTACCAGCTGTACCTATAGAACCCTCTGCATATTCAGAGACATCAGCTCTTGTATCAATAAAAACAGCAGTAGAAGAAATTAGTGTATGATTACTCAATGAATCTGCATTGTGAATTGTGAACATTCCTCCATAATCACCTGCTGTTCCTTCACTGGCAGCAGTCATAAGAACTAATGCTGGTTTAATAAAAGTATCAACAAAGTCTGCTTCTGTCATAGACCGAATCGCTCCAGCAGAGTTATCCCAATAAACAGGAAATGCCACACTATTAGTATCTCCAGCCGCACTTACAGAAGCCTTTGTTTGTGATATCTTATCAAAATTAGTTGTGGTTGTTTGTAAAGCACCAGAGCCAGGGTGGGAAGAATTTTGAACTACGGCTGCTGAAGCAAAAAGTCTTGTATCATCCATTGATGGTGAAATATTACCACTACCAGAAACCTGTGAACATGTCACAGATGGGTCTGCGGCATATCGGAATATCGCTTGTTTTACATACTCTAATACTTCACCTGCAGAAGTCTCAATAAGACTGTTACTGCCATCGTAGTATAAAGGGGCTCTTACTGTCATTTCATAATCTCCTAATAATTATTAACATAATACATTTATATATGTACTTTGTCAACCATTAAATTGCGGCGTGTCCGTTAACTGTTTTTAGTGTTGTGCCACCAGAGTTCTTAATTAAAAGAATACTATCTGGTGTTGCGTGGAACTTACCTGTTGAACCAACAATCTTTGCTTTCTCTACAGCAGTTTCTGAATTACCTGCTCTGAATGATATTTTAGTTGCGTTAGATGATGCACTAAAGTCTCCTTCAGCCATCGCTACGATAGCTGCGGCCACTGTAATAGCATCGGTACCTGCACCCTCGTCAGGTGCTTGGAAGAAGATTCCACCAAGTTCATCGTTTGCGGCAACATCAGTATCACCTGATTGTAAAGTAATAGTTGCAGACGAACCGTCAGCAGTTGCTAAATCTTTGAGAATTAACTTACCAGTTGATGTCATAGTTAGTATTCCACCATCTGTACCTGCGGCAGCAGATTTACCTGTTGCGAATATCATAGAAGCAGCGTTATTATCAGCTGCAAAGTCACCTTCGGAAACAACTTTAATTGTACCTGCGGCTAATAAAGCATCAGTACCTGCACCTTCAGCAGGTGCCTTAAAGTCAATTTGTCCTAACACATCATCTGCGGCAATATCGTTATCACCTGCGGCAAGTGTTACTAATGGTGTAGAGTTATCTGCTGTTGCTGGAACAGAAATCGTAAGACCTGAATCAGCGACATGTGTTATTGTTACGTCTGAGTTAGCACCTAACTTAATTACAGAAGCATCTGAACCTAAGATTAAGTCATCGCCTACTGTGAAGTCACCATTTGTTGTTAAACCTGTATCTGCTACGTGAGTAATATTAATATCTGAATCAGCACCAAATTTTATTATTGCTGCATCAGATAATAGTAAAAGGTCATCACCTATAACTGCATCTAAAGCAACTGATAATCCACCATCAGTTTGTAGTGAACCATCGGTTGTACTTGTTGCAGCAGTTGTATCGTCTGTTTTTAGTATTCCACTAAATGTACCTGTTGTAGCTGTTAATCCAGCAGTAACTGCTAATGCACCTGCAGAACTTAAAGTCATTTTTGTTGCAGCTGCTTCGGAAGCACCAACCATAAAGTCAATGGCAGTAGCATTAGCATCAGCCGCAAAGTCACCCTCAGAACGAGCTTGAATAGCTGCGGCAACTAATACTGCATCTGTTCCTGTTCCTTCATCTGGTGCCTGAAAGGCAATTTTACCTAGAACGTCATTGGCAGCGATATCAGTTTCACCTGATTGTAAGGTTAAAACAAATGGATTGTCGTCACCTGTTGCTTTTGATTTTATTAATAAACCATCATCAGGGTCGTGTGTTACTATAACGTCTTGGTCATTACCAAATTGAATAGTAGCACCATCGGCTAAAAATAAATCTGAAAATTCTTTTGTTGCAGAACCCAATGTTGTACCGTCAGCGCTTGTTGGTAATATTGATGTTCCGAATGTACCTGTATTAATAACAGGTGAAGTTAATGTTTTGTTTGTAAGGGTTTGTGTTGCTCCAAGAGATACACTTGTAAATCCGCCTCCAGTGCTACCATCATGAATTCTCAACGTGTCTAACGTTGTATCATAGGTTATTTCACCGACTGCGCCTGTAAATGAATCATTCTGTGAAGTTGTACCCCTTCTATGTTGTAGTACCGTTGGCATTTAAAATTCTCCTAGTCTTCCTTTTCGTTAATATAATTATTTATACAATTTAGACACTGGTGTTTGCACCTAAATCTTGTTCAGCAGTAGAACCTTTAGGTTCATTCATATCGTATAAATTATTTGCTGTTGAAAATCCAAAGGCGTCAACGGCGCCTGTTGTTAAGTCTCCTAAATCAAAATCGACCTCACTTGTTGGTAGTTGTGTTAATGTAGAGTTCGTAAATCCTAAATCGGCAGTAAAAGCAACGGTGCCACTTTCGTTTTTAAATGTAATTGTCCTATCTGCTGTAGGGTTTGATACAACAAATGTTGTTTCAGCATTGTCATCGGATGTACCTTCAAAAGACATCCTATCACTTTTTAGATTTAAAACTGATGGTTCAACTGTCGTAAGTTCTAAAGAACCTGTAATTGATAGTTCGCCCACAGAAATATTTGAGGCAGAAACTGTTCCGAAATTTAATGTTCCACTTTCTAGAGCAGAAACATCTGTAACTAGATTATTGAATTGACTTCTCAACTGTTCTAGAGTATTTGTGTTTGATACTTGTTGTGCGTTTATAGCCATAACTTAAACTCTCTTTGTCTCTATAATTAATTGTGTTGTTTTTATGTCCATTTTATATTATTTATACAACTTTATGCGCCAGTTTTTTCTGTCAGTTGTTGTAGTAAGTGTTTAATCTCATGCATTTCGCATTTAAGATTATTTATTTGTCTAGTGGCGTCTCTTAATTCATCATTTCTTTTTTGTGCATTTTGTGAAGCAATTCGTGCTTTTAAATATGCAGACTTACTTGTGTTTAAAATAGCGCCAGATTCTAAATCCCTTACTAATTCAGAATGTCCTTCTACTTTAACAAGTGTTTTCATTATGTTGCCAATGCAAGTAATCTCAAGTCTCTTATTCTTGGAGGCTGAGCAGCATTAGTTCCTTGTCCTACTATTTTAATTGCAAACTGAATAAATTCAGGTAGTGGCGTTCCGATACCATCATCAGTAACACCTGCTGTGTAAACGTATTCTTGGAAATCGTTATCATCAAGAGATGACCCTATGGCAATATCAGTTGTACCAGTTGAGTTAAAGAATGTATAACCCAATTCATCAAAATCAGAAGCATCATCAGTTCTTAAAATTTTAAACATTGATTTAATTTCAGCACTTTGTTGTTTGTGTGCTGAGAAGATTAACTTAATAGCAGTTGCTGGATTTTCCAATGCAACTTTCTTTGTAATATAAATGAATGCGTTTTGGTCACCGCTAGGTTGTGTTGAATCTTTGTAATTAGTTGTAGGGAAGACATCAGATGAACTATCAATGTTATTAATTCTATTTGCGACAGCAATAAATGATGCACGACCTAAATCAATTATAGGTGTGATATCTGAATTTTGACTTGTTAGTGTTAATGGAATGAATAATGATTTGATACCAGCAAGTTCATTTGTTTCATTTATATCAGATGCGATTATACTTGTTGTTGATTTATTAAAGTTTTCATTGAAAGGAATGGAAATCGCATTACCTAGTGTTCTTGTTGAGAATGATGTCTCTGTACCACTTGGTGATGTACCTGTAGTGTCTCTTAATGTAGATGCAATTTTTGTATTACCTAGTTCAAGAGAACCAATAATTGTTTTAGCAGTTTCGTATCGATAGTTTTCTGAAGCATATATATTTATTCCACCAACTTCAGCAGTTGTAGAACCACCCGAAACAGTTGGAGCATTTGTAAGAGTAACAGTATAAGAATCTATTCCTATGTTTGCTATTGCAGTATGAATTTTGTTAATTTCTACAAGTGACGTACCTAAGATTTGATAGAGTTCAATTGTTGCGTTTGCGTCATGTATTGCAGCTGTTGAACCACTAGTACCTCTTGTAAGTGAAGATACTGTGCCTGAACTATTTGAACCTGTAATAATTTCATTTCCAATTTTAAGAGTTATTGCTCCAGCTGGGAAGTTTGTATTAGAAGTTAAAACTAATGAAGTTCCAGCCGCAGTTATACCTGCACTTAGTGTTGTACTAATACCTGAACTAACACCCGTAATTCTTACATTATTTGCAGTTGAATACATACCATGGTCGATATGTTTTACTTTTAGTACAGTTGAACTATTTGTCATAGTTAATGGATTAGCTGTTAATCTCTTTCCATACACAGTTGTACCCAATTCATTTGTTACTGCATCACCAATAATATCATTTTGTAAAGTTAAGTTACCTGCGGCAGTTGTATCAAATACTGCTTTGTTTAAAGTAAATTTTAAATCCTCTGATTGAGAAGCAGTCCAAGCAGTATTGTTTTGTGATTTAAACAATACCCCTAAATGTGGTTGTTTTGATACTACTCTTAATCCACCAATATCAGTTTCACCCATTCTTGAAATCCAAATTTTAGGTTGAATAGTATGAGCCCTAACAACAATACAATATTCTGTTCCACCCTTAACATAGATAGGTGAATCAAACGTAAATGTTGTTGCTGTTGAAGCATCAGTTGATACATTAATTTCTGAAGGTTTTAAAACTTTTCTGCCAAATGGAAGAATTTTAGGACCGGGATATCCATTAATAACATTTCTTAATTCAATCCAAATTGGACCATCATTATCTCTTGTTTCAAAATAAAGGTCAACTGAAGTTAAAAAACAACCATCTGGGTCTTCTACTAAAAATGTTTGTGCAAGAGGGTCAATCTTTTCACCTCTCTCTATAGCAGCTGCTCTTAGGGCCTCTCTTCTTTCTTTACCATCACTATTATCTCTTTGAGCAGTTTGACTGATAATTCTAGCAGAGGTATCAAGAACGGAAGTAGTTTGAGTAACATCTGTTTGTACAACTTTTGCGTTTCTTGTTGCAATAATTGTTTCTTGCTCTGTTTCTAATATTCCTTTTGCAGAATATATTACTGAACCAGAAGTTATTGGTAATGGACTAACTAAATTTGTTGCACTTGCTGTAATTTTAAATTCTAACTCACCAGTTTTAAATTTAGGAATATTTTCTTGACCTTTAAATTTATAGTCAGGAATTGCAAAGGTTCCGTTAACATCACCAAGACCATCTGTAACAAGTTGAATACCTGCGGCTGGTGTAACAGCACCTTCGGTATATGTAGATGATTCTGCTGTAACATAAGCGTTAACATCGGTACCATCAAAAAATACATAAACTTTTGTATTAGGATAAAAACCTTCACCTGTAAATGTAATTGTTCTAGGTCTTACCCATGGTATAAGTGCTTTTGCAATAATTCTTGTACCTGAAGATTCTTCATCAATTTGTTCTATAACATTTGTTGCAATACCAGAACGAGTTAAATCGGAACGAGTTGTTTGAATTGCTCTTGTAATTATTCTATTACCTTGACGAGTAGTTTCTTGTCTTGATGCAATAACACCAGACCACTGAGTTTCCCAAGCATTCCAAAGTGTACCAATTCTATTTTCATTAGCAGCTAAAACTGAATCAAAGTTTCCGTCCACATTAATAATTAAATCGGGTGCAGTTTCAGTCTCAAACCACTCATCACCTTCTGGTGATAGTTTAATCATGCCTACCCAGTTTGGAACATAAACAGGTTGTATTCTTTCAACTCTTGTTGCATATGGATTTTCTGAATGCATTGTAGATGTATATGGAAGTGTTAATAAGTCACCTGTTTTTGCGTATCCTAAAGCAGCTCTTTCTGTATCAGTTGAAACAGTTTCTATAAGGCCTGCGGCTCTCATAACACACTTTGGTCTTAATTCTTTAAACTGTTGGTCTATTGCATTTTTATAATCTGTATTTTTAACATCACCTACTCTGTGACCTGAAAAGTTATCTACTACAAAACCAGATTTAAATCTGTTTAATCCATTTGCATCTGTAATTTCAAATGATTCGGCATCTCTTTCAAGTAAAGATAAGTTTGTATAATACTCAAGGTTTTGAATTCTGTTCTGTAATTTACCAATATCCTTCATAGTAAATCTTTGATTTCTTTCTCTTGAAATTTGAATATCAGTAGGTCTAAATGTAAAGGCAGGTATAAATGCACTTGCAAGTTTCATTGCTCCGTCAATTTGTTTAGGTTCTGTTGGAACTTCAGCAGACGGACCTTCAACGATTTTAAATGTTCCGTCTTGACCAAGATATACAGCAATAATTTTATTTAAATAAAATTCAAAGTCAACTGTTCCTAGTGTACCTGGTTTTGGTGTATCAACTGTCGAAGAACCTGCACCATCAAATTGTCTATGAAAGAAATCAAATGATTTGTCAGTCAATGTATCAATAGCAGATTCCGTATCACTT